TAACCTTATTGCACTACCATATTTTATTTGATATGGAAATGAATATAGCCATTTATTGTTTGAAATTTGAGTTCCATTAGAAGATGTAAGTGTATGTTGCACAAATTGATTTAACGACTGAGAATAAATGTATGAGCCAATTACAAATTCAAATTCAAATATTGGTTCATTATCTCCTCTATTATTATTCATCAGTATAAGTTTGCCGCCATCAACATTAAAAATCGTGTTTATGTCTGGAATAAAACTATCATAAAAAAATTCATTTTGTGTAACTGCTTGTAAAAATCTAATGTTCTTATTTATTATTGTTTTTGATTGGGTCGCGGCAGTTCTATATTCAGTAAAAGAGTCGTTAAAGTTTACTGGATTTAGCAAATTGTTTATAACAGAAGGATCTAAAGTACTGCTTACAACTGATACAATAGGGCCACGATTAGGATTTGTCGTTACAGAGTTTGGCCCAGTTTTTGTTACTAAAAGCGATCCTGTATAATATCCATCCACAAAACTTCCATAAAGAGATGAAAAAGGTGCTGTATCAAAAAATGGCATTATAACTTGTCTCCCTTGTAGATAGGTTCACCTATAACAACTGTTGATACGTTATTTAAAGATTGATGATTCATATCATATTCATGATACTCCTCATATTCTAACTCATCATTCATTCTAAGATATGAACCATAAAGAGTAAGTTTAAAATTACCATACAAGTTAACTTGACTGGTTGCGTTTACATTATTCCAGAAGTTAACACCTGCGGCAACAAAATCTGCATCAGGAATAAAGTGTAATAAATCTAATACTGGCGCTTGCCAGCCAAAAATAAGATTATCAGTAGGCAATAAGATGTATGGTATCGTCAGCTTGTTATTATTTGAGTAATATATACTTGAAATATAGTCAGAAACTGGATCTTTATTAGAGTAGTCCAGACTAAGATTGTCAGCATCTGGGGCGAATGAACGATTCCAATTTCTATCAGAAGTTTGATCTACGCCAGACCTTGTACCATTTAATCCTTTAAGTTTTAAAACAGCAAGAGCTGTTGGACTAAACAGCACTGGAAAAAAATTAATCACTTCAGTATTTTTTACTGCTTGTATCATATTCAGATTAAGATTTTTATTCGATATCGCAAATCCAAGATCAGGTGCAGATAAAGAGTTTTCGACATATAAATCTAGATTTGGTATCACACTAGCTTTTGCATCTTTGTTAGCAGTTCCAATTTTTGTATATGTAATTAAATCTATTTTTACTGTTTTTACGGTTGGGACAGTTGATGCGGTATAATCTCTTGTATCAATATTGGTTGGATAATCACTAAGCGGTGTAAATAATTCACCGATTGCATACTCATAATTTTCTTTATATAAATTATTATCTCTTTGATTTAATATAAAAAAGTTTATGACTGCTGAAGTATAATCTGTTAGATTAAAATTTGTTCCATCAATTGCTAATTCAAGATTTCCAATATGTAAAATTGCTTTTTCTAATAAAAAAGGTTCATTTATAGAAGAAGAAAGTGAAAATAAAAAGCCAGAGTCTTTTGAAACTTTGTATCTTGAATCGCTTGGAAAACCAAATGTTTTTGTTGGAATTGCTTGGTTTTTATAAACATTACTATTGCCATAAACTGCTCTTGTTTGAGTTATTGGATCAACTAAACTAGGTGCAAAACCAATTGATTTACTTACAAAATAATCACTAATATTAATATTGCCATTATAAATATCGTATGGTGTTGCTCCTGTTCCAATTGTTCCAATTGACTTGGATATAAAATTATAATATCCCATCAAGTAGTCATTATATTGAGAAGATGAAAGTATAGAAGTTCCATTAAATGGCATATCAATTTCTATTGTAGTTTTTTCCCTTAATGGCTGCTGAAAACCAAAACCAGCGTTTTCTATAAAGCTACCAGTTCTAAAAAAACTCTCTGAAGTAGTGGATATAAATCCATCATTTGCATAATCAGCTATATCCTTAAAAGCTGATATGGTTGGCAACTGATTATCTTGCTGTTGAATGTATTGGTTTACATTTTGAGGAACAGTTCTGCCAAAAGTGGTTAAAGAAGTTGAAATCTCAGTTATTAAATAAGGAGAACCAACTCTAAAAGTTGTTGGATAGTTTATTACTGCTGTAGAAGTTGATACGAAAAAACTCTGTGTTTTTTGATCATCAAAACTTGAAGAAGTTGAGTACCAAGCCACATTTTCCTTTTTTTGTTTTTGCACATAGGGATTTAGCCCTCTATATCTTGATAGTTTTTCTTGTCTGGACATTATCAACTTCCTCTTAGTCTTGAAGCAAATGCTATGCTGTCAGTACCTATTCTTGCCATTCCTGGGCCATAACTGTCATATCCTGCCGTCGCAGATTTACGTACAAATACTTTTCGGATATCTTCATCTCTGCTGTAATCAAGCGTTTGTGCGGCTTGCATAAAACTATTTGATGCTGATAAGATATTTACATCAAAATTATTTGGTTTATCCGTAAACGGAGCTATCACACCTTGGTTTACTGGTACATATCCTGGTAAATAAACAGCCCCAGAAGGATCACCAATTATTTGTTGTCCCTCGTCTAGAAACGGTACGCTTTCAATATTTGTATCATAATAGTTTATAAACTGCGATATAATTCTGTTGCCTTTTCCAAGTCCATCTGATTCTGGTCCTTCATCTAGTGTCCCATGTACTCCTTTTGCGAAATAGTTGTTTTCTGTGCTTGGCAAACGGAATGGAATTGTTAACGGTTCAAGGATATTGGTATCTTGTGATGGTAAACCGCCATTTAATTCAATCGGGAATGGATATGTTAAACTGTTTGAAACATAAGCAACAGGATCAAACTTAATTTGTTTTTCTGTAAAATCAGATTGAAAATATGTAGCCGTAAATGATAAAGGTTGTCCGAAACCAACCATATCTGTTTCCAAGAAACCTTGCTCGATTACACCATCTCTTCTAATTTTACCTGACCAAATTTTAGCTTGTGTTGAGTTATATATATCTGCGCTTGTTCTTAATTCAACACCTTGCCTTTGACTATTAGAAGCAGAAAGGCTTGGTAAAATTTTATATGAAACTGGTAACCTTAATGTTGGTTGCGAAAGTGCAAATTCATTAAAGGCTGGGTATGATGCACTTGCTACAAAGTTTACGGCCATAACATTCTCTTCTTAAAACTTAGATATAGCTCCATTTAATAGTTGAATAGTTAGGATGTCTTTATTTTCAGCACTTAAAAGTCTGTTAAGGTACTGATTAAAGAAATAATATTGAACTTTAGACCTTTCCAGCATGTGCGGTTGAATAACAAAGTTAATGCCTTTGTATTTAACATTTCTACCAATTAATTGCTTAATAAAATTACCGTAGCTTTCATCAAACCATTTATACATTTCAAAAAACGATTTTAAGTTAATGTTGTTTGTTAGTCGTTTAAAATAAGCTTTTCTTAGATTTTCTAAACCAACATATTCAGAGGCAAAAAGATTATTTGGATCACCAAGAATTTGATTTAAAGAATCAAAAGAACCAAAAATATTAATAATATCTTGGTTAAGACTGTCTGTTATAGAAAAATCTATGCTTAGTTTTGTATTGTCCGTTGGTTGTTCTTCCGATCCTAGTTCGTAAACTGGGGCTTGTTCAATGTAAGATTCATCAGAACTTAAAACATCTTGCAAGCTACGAACTCTAACTTTTGAATATGTAACCGCATCATCAAAAGATGGACTAAGTATACTGTAATACATTATCTGAGGGGTAATAACCCTTGTTGACGCAGGGAATCCACTGCCTGTCATGAATAAATTATTTTGGCTATAATCAAACAATATAATTTCGCCGCTTGAATTAGATTGGGTTGTAGATTGTTTTATTGCACAGTCTAATCTAATTTTTTCGAATGAGCCAGTTTGCACTAGTTCAAATTGGTTTGTGACAAGTGGATCATCTGTTCCAATTGATTTATAGTTTTTGACATGTTCAAACCATTCATCTTGTTTAACATGTCTTGACCAAAATTTTATTTGTGAAACTTTGCCGTCAAAATTTGTTTCTGGATTTATTTGCGATGCCAGTGCTGCATTTACTGATGCGCTACCGATTGCTATAAATGTTCCTGACGGCACATAAATAGCCGCAGGTAATGCTGTAAAGATGTTTGTTGAAGTACTTCCACCATTGTCATCATAAAACGCACTTGTTGCATATGATTCAATTATTTCTCCATATGACTGTTTGGCAAGCCTAATAAAAAAAGATGATGAAGGCGAAGTGTTGCCTATGACCTGATCATTTCTGTGTTTACCAAAAGAAATACTCCATGTTGAGTAATCAAACAAATTAAATGCACCTGTTAAAAATAGATTTAGTGTCTGCCCAGTTGTAAAAGATGTATTTGGACGCACTGTTAGTTTTAAGGTGCCGCTATCAAATGCTAATAAATTTGCAAGCACAGTTTCTTGATTGGTTGTAATCAACTTAGTGCTTATTCTGGCAAGACTTTGTGTTGCATAACTTGAAGTTGGATTCAAACGATATAAACCTTCAAATGTCCATGAACCTGACGTAAATAATCCATCGCTAGCTGTACCAGAGATTGTTGGAAATCCAGGTTCAATCCTAGAACCTGACAGGTAAGATGAACTTATAAAACTTGCAGAACTAAAATTTAGAAATCCAGCGATATCTTGGCGTTGTTCTCTTGATGCCAAAAGTGATCTTTGTATTGGTCCACCATATTCTTTTATTTTGAAAACTGAGTTTGGTTCTACACCAACTGATCTCATAAACAATTCAATAGAATGTTTTGTCCCTTTTGAGTTTAAAATATCATTTGCATTGATTAGTATTCGTTTCCAAATTTGATTTTGGACATATTTTAAATTTCCTAAAACAGTCGATGAATTAGCATCAAGAATATTTTCTCCGCTTATAAACTGATCCAACGTAGAACCGCTAAATAAATCAGGCAACGTTATACCATAACGCTGCGCTAGAAATTGCAGAAAGTAATCGGAAATTATACTTGTGTTATCATAATCTATGTGGATTAGGTTAGAAAATTCTTTTATTGCCAATTGAACTTCATCGAAAAATGTAGCCATTGCATAAAGCAAACTTAACAAAACTTGAGTATCTCCAAGTTCTGTGGTTCTTGGTAAATCTTCTGAAGTGAAATCTGTTTCAATTTCTCCTACTTCTGTAGGTAGTCCATCTTGAATTTGCCCTTCAAGAAAATAGTGGTCAGGGATAAGATTTGTAATAATACTTGGATTTTCAGCATCAAAATTTGAAGCACTTACTAAAAGTCTTGTTTTTAACGAGGTCAATTCAGAATTGTTCGAAAACAAAATAGGATTTAGCCATGTTTGTTCATATGTTAATGGACTAGCTCCAATTGAACTTGTTGCAAAAGATCTTGTATTATATGTTCCAAATAGACTATTGCCAGAGTAATCCAATATTATGGTTTTTGTAATATCGGTTGGTTCATTAAATCTAAAATATAATTTTAGACTATCTTGGGCAAATATATTTCTCAAATAATTGTCAAAAATATCTTGTGATGAAATTGTTTTATGCCAAAATTTAAACTCATCAATCGCGCCTGAAAGATAGGTTTGAGGAACAAATTGTGTGGTTGGAGTGTAAACAAACGTTGAACCAGAGAAGATATTCAAATTTGCAGAATCAAAGTCTATTTGACCTATTTCTGCTTTGTTACTTGAACTAATAAACGTACCATTTACATATGAACTTATATTATTTACACCATCGTTTCTATCAAAACTAAATGCGTAATGGTTCCAAGAACCTTTTGCAACAGATTGACTAACTGTAAGATCGACAGATTGAGAATTGACGGTAAAACCAACAATTGCATCTGAAGTTGTACTAGCACTTAGCCAGCAAGATATGCCAAAATTAGAACCTGAAATTTTCTGAAAGATAATTGAATTATCATTTGTTTGATTTGGAATCCATAACCAAAACTCTGATGCGAAACTACCTGTACCTGGATTTAAAACGGTATTTCCCTTTTTATCCAAAGAAATGGATGGCACCTCTGCACCTGCTACATCTAAAACTGAAACAGAGCCACTGCCATTTGCAAAATAATAGCCAAAATTTGTTGGTAAAGAGTCTAACACATATTTTTGATAACCAGTTAATGAATCAACAAAATCTTCATAATGCTTTTTTGTTCCATCAAACGGGAAATTATTGATAATTGTTTTAAAAGCTTCATTTGTTTTTACTTGTGCTGAATTGTAAAAGGTATGCTGAGCAAAATCTGACCAGTCTACATTAAATTGCTGTGTAGATTTAATACCTGAACCAACTGGATCATATCTAAAAGATGCAGTAGAACCTGCGCTTGTGTTTCCATTAGCATCTTTTTGTTGCAGCACACTTGTTTTGGATAAATTTATTGTAGAATTTGTTTTAAACAAACGAGGCTTTAAATTTACAAGTACATCAGTGTTTTTATTTTTCATATCAAAATTTCAGACTTCTAGAAATAGATATTAGTCTTATACAACCTTAAATCTATAGCCTAAATTTTTAAAATACACTGTATTGTTTCTGTCAAACAACATGAATTCAAATTCATATACCTTATTAACAACTAATTCTGACATACTGATATCAAAATACATGCCTTCTCCATCACTAGAAAGTCTTGTTGCATTGCTTTGGGTTGTGAATGGAACAATTACATCTCTGGTATATGCATCAAGAACTCTGTAATGTAGTTTTTCATATATTGCCGATTTTCTAGGATCAGTGGTTTTTGAATATTTATTTATAACGGTTGAATAATCATCAATAAAAACTCTAAATCTTGGAACTTGTTGATGTTCATATTCTTGTTTGAAGTTTAAAATTGTAAGAATATAGTTGTTTTCGCCGCCGTTTCTAACAGAACCGTTTTGTAACTTAAAGAGTAATTCTGAGCCTGTTGCGTAACAAACTGTTTTATCAAGAGATTTCCAATAAGCTTCAAAATAAATTTCAGTTAAGGAATTTGAATGAAATGCAACCAAATCTGGGGAATAATAATCTAAGTTTACAGAGGCAGTATATTGTCCTACTTGTGGTATGCCGCCAATAAGCAATTGTGAGCCGCTAAATGATTGGCTGTAATAGATTAAAGACCTTGTATTATAAGTTATACTCGCAGAGTGTGTCCAGCTAAAAGATGTTGTTGGGTAAGTCACGAACCTTGAACTTATCAATTCAAGAAGCAAAGAATTACTTCCAGTTATTTCTTGGGAGGCACTTAAAAAGTTAGTCTGTTGATCAAAAAGTCTATTATATATACCAACAGAATTATTTCTGTTAAACTTAACATCAAGTTGGTTGTCAAAAACGCTGTTATCAAATAGGCAAACTAAAGTTGGTCGTAAAATATCTTTACGTAAATGGCGGGAACCAAAACGTTTAACAAAGTAAGTTTCAGTACCCTCTTCAATTGAAGACGTAAATGCTAAGCGCAAACCATAGTCAGGTAATTCCCCAGCAAGAGTCGCGGATACAATAGGAGTAATATCCACGTACATATCTTCATCGCCCCGTGGGAACAAAGCACTGGTTACATAATTTGTATAATAATCTATATTTGAATTTCCAACCGATCCAGAACTGTTTGCACCTTGAGCTGACCAAGTAACGACATTTATTCCAATACGGCTAGCAGTCACCCAGTTTGCACTATCAATATCCCTGTAACCGATTACATCGAACCCGATTCCTTCATCAAAATCTTTTGCAAGTGGATTAACAACTATACTGAAATCTGTAGGTGTTGTTTGTCCACCGTAGACATTTTTTAAACTCAAATATGTTTTAAATGATGAGTTTGTTATGTTCAGATAAGATCCAGTTAAAGCTCTCAATGGAGATAAGTCAAAATGAATTAACGAACGTGTTTGTTCTTTTAAACTTTGAGATAATGCAGAACCAGTTAGTCCAAGAATTGTAGTTTCATCATAAAGATAATAAAAATCTAAACTTGAAGCCAAACCAGTATTGGCATCTATGCTTCGTGTTGAATAAACCCATTTATTTTGGATATAACAATCTTTATCTGCTTGTAAAATTTTGTACATTGCATTTTATAATTATTTCGTAATAATACTATACAGATATTATTGTTACTTAAGCAGAAACTGATCCACGTATGTTTACGTCTGGATATTTAAGTTCAAAAATACCGCCTGGAGGTGGTATGATCATATTTTTATTTGTGTTTGCAGTAAAATTATAGTTTACTGAACTATACGTTCTTTCTCCCTGTGTCCCACTTAAGTTTATAAGTCTTACAAACTGTACTGACATAACACCAATATTATTAAAGATAATATTTTGTATTTCCGAAAGATTTAATACTTGATCAATTTGAAAGTTGTTAACATTAAAATATTTTACAAGTTTTTTATTAACATTTTCAATAATCAACAGCCTGTTTTGATCATTATCAACCGCTATTTGATATTCTACTTTAAAGTTAATAACAGAGACATCAAGAATGTCTATGGCATCTGGGATAATTCTAAAATCATTTAAATATCTAGCTAAATTTCTTTTTAAAGTATCATTAGCAAGTGTTAAAGTTCCATCTGCGGCTTTGGAAGCCACGTAAAGCAAAGACGAATTTGGATTTGATGGGTTTGGCCTACATGCCGCACGGAACACTCTACCAAAAGATGATGGCATAGTATAAATTCTTGCTAGCAAATCTCTTTGTTCGACAACTCTAGATTGTGCGGCTGCAAAAGAAGGAATTAATCCTTGTAATTCTGTTATTGTAAGAGCGTCTAAGCCGCCACTAGCATCAGTCTCGTTATTCACTCTAACAGAGTTTCTTACAGAGACGGCATCAGTTGTTGATGGATTACTTGGAAATGAAATTAAAAGTTGTGTTATGTTATTGGCAATTGATCCTTGACCGACATTATGTCTCAATCCACCGCCAAATCTATAAGTAATTGTAACAGTTGAATTTGGTACTATGGTTCCAACAGTGTTTGTTTGCAATAAGTTATTTGGATTAATTGCATATCTGCTAAAAGTTGTTTGACCATATAAAGGTAAAGAAAATTGAGATGGATCTGGAATAGTGTCGCTATCTGTTGTTTCTGCATTACCCCCACCAAACCTAAGTCCAGTCAACCCAGTTGATAAACTGTTTAGTTTCACAAATCGAAAAGGCGCAGCTTGAATTTGCAATGAACTTTCAACTTCTTGTGAATCTGAATTTAAATTTCTTGTCTTAAGATAAACTGTATCATTTGCCAAACTATCGACTTCGTAATAAATGTTACCTTCACTATCAACTACTGATATTATTTGTGATACATTTTCTCTTGAAAGAGTATAAGTTTTAAATGGTTCAAATCCCTCGAACGTAAAACTTTCTGATGTAATTTCACCAGAAATACAAATCCCTTTTAGTCTCATGAAAAAACTAACTGGTAAGTTACTTGAATCTCTTTCAGCTATTTCAACAGTTGCAATGTATTGTCCATCACTATCTTTTTTACCAAAATTCAAATCATCTGTTAAATCAAATGGAATTCCTGTTTTAGACTGCATCTTTGTTCCTTGATTTATTATAGGAATTGCTGATGGATCAATAATTCTTGGATTGGATGTTAATAAGGCAGGTACCTTAACTTGAAAGGAACATTCAACAACTGACGGTGTTGCACCTGTCATTGGAACCCTGTTGTCTCTCAATAATCTTTCAATATTTCTTGGTTCAACTGCTGTTTCAGGTGAAAGTTCATGAAATTGATGATCCAAATAAAATGATTGTGTATCACCAATAAAAGCAACAGTGTCCAGAAACATTCCCATGAAACTTCCAGGGGATAAATCTTTTATTTTATCACCATAAAAAGATCTTAAATATGTTTCCATCTCATTTCTAAAGCCAGTAAAATCTTTATTAAGATAAGATCTAGCTATTACTTGCTTTAATACTTCTTTTTTCGATAAATCAGTCATGGTTCTAAAGATTAACTAACATATATAATAGCTTTAATAACGCCATTATATAAATTTATTTTTGGTACGGAAAACTGAATTATAACTTCTACCTGGGCAACACTTTGATTTACTGCTCTTGTAGCTTTTGAGTTATAGCCTTCCAGATTAATATAAGGCATATAATCTCTAACAGCCGTGTTTATTCTTGCCATCGCTTCCCCATCAAAATTTTGATCTGAAGTATATTCAATAGCAAGAGGTTTTAAATTAGCACCAAAATAGTATCTACCCAAACGTTCGCCATGATTTGTTTGTATCAAGTTTCTTAAATTATCTTTTATAACTTCTTCTACGCTTGTTGTTGTTTCAAAAAATGTATTACCATTTTCATCAATTACAAGTGGAGTTAAAATGCCTACAGGGGTTTGAGAAACTTCTGGATTTATTAATTTCCTTGTTTCATATACTTTATATCCAACATTTTGAAAACTAATCATGATAAATAAATAGGTTTACCTTATTCTTGTTAGTGCAGGAAAACCAGCACTTGGTACAGGTACTCCTGCTGGGGCTGGGCTTACTATTGCTGTTGGTAGCAGTTGTAATCTTAATCCAATTTGTTCTTGCACATAAGCATCAATTGCAGTTGCAAGACTTAAGGCCAATTGTTGCCTTAATGCAACCCCTTGTGCGGGATTATCTGTTGCCTGAACATTTAAAGCATTTGCAATTTGTTGTTGAAGTGTTGCTAAACTCATGACCGTTAGTATAGTAATACTTTTACTATATTTTAACTTATGAGCCAAAAATCTTTTGAGATTTTGCCTCTGCGGTATTGATTGTATCAATTTGTGTATTAATTGTTGTTGTAATTGTTGTGGTTGTTGCCACACCAGCGGGTGTTGCCTGAACCGCAACTAATGAAGCAACAGGTACAAATGGCACAGCCACGCTACCCGCAAATGCAGCATTTAATGCAATAGACATATTTTTAACATGGTCTGATAATGCTTTAATTTGATTTTTTAATTCTGTTATATGTCTATCATACACAGTCCATTTTATATAAGGTTCATTTTCTTGTGTGGCTTGACCAAGATAAATTTTATTGCCTTCAATTTGAATCTTGCCGTCATTTTGAAAGTAGCAATAAGCTAAATCTTCATTTTGAGTTCCTTCTTTGATCAAAAGAAGAGAACCATTTATTTGTGCAGATCCTTGTGCTTTTTTTCTTGCAATAATTCTAATATGATCAGCCTTGGAAACAATATAAGCTGTACCAATTTGATTTGAAATATCATTTGGTTGAGTTACAGGTAACGTATTAGTTGGGTAACGTATTCCCCCTTCAACAGTTGAATCAATTTTAAAATTGATGTCAGCTTTTGTACCCATAGAAATATAAATTCTTGCGGCATCATTTATAAAATCTGGGTTACCTTCATTTAGGTTTTGTTGTTTGTTTCTTTGAAAGCCTACCTTGTCATTTTCTATAGTCCTAAATGTATTTTCAACTGCATAGCAAGAAGTTTGTTTGTCATCAGTCGCTTGAGTGTCATTAACAGTTAACGGGAACCTTCCTCGCCCTGCAACCATGTCAATTGTCCCAGAAAATGCTTTTTTCTCGCTAGATTGAACTCTGCCAGAGGAAGTTTCATTTTTTATTGGTCCAATTCTATCGGTTCCTAACACGATCATAGAATTGTTGCTGCCTTGCAACAACAAATCTTGTGGACGTTTATTATATCTTGGAACTGGTTCATAAGCTTGGAGTGCCGCTGATTTTGATTCGGACCTAATTAATTGAAACGGATTATCATTTGAGCCCTGTCTTGGATTGATAGTATACCTACCAGGCAAATCCGCTCCATTAGGAAATGCAGGAGTTAATATTAATGTTGTATTTGCTGGTTTTTCTGCATTTGCTTGTTCAAGACCTTCTGGTGTGTTTTTTATATCAAAAGCTCTATCTGAATGGGTAAAATTTAAATCTTCAACAGCAAAATTTTCATGAGGTCTTGTTATCCATCTAGCTAATGATCCACCAAGATAAAAATAGTCCTCATAAACTATAAAAACAACCTCTCCAGCTTGCACAGGCAACATAATATGAGAAGAGAAGAATGGATATACTATTAACAATGTAGAATCAATAGCATCTTGACTGTTGTTAATAGTTCTTGCTAAAATCGAACCTGGCGGCATTAAATCAACATATTGAGGATTTCCAACAATGTTTTTTAAATTTGTTTTTTCATCAGTAGTTAAACTTTTTACGTTAAAAAATACTTCTTGAACAACTGCCCGAAAAACTGTTGGTTGATCCCCACCTCTTACTTCGGACAATAAATCTCTGCCAGCATTACCTGGACCAGATACTTGCAATCTCGATACGCTAATATTTGGCATTACTTTTTTCTCCTTGGTTCATAACTGCTTTTACTGTTTGGAGAAAAAAATTCTGCCGCTAAGTTTGAATTATCTCTTTCCTCTTTTTTGTCTCTAGCTTTATCAACCAAATCAGCAAGTTTTAATAACTGTTGATTTGCTCTACTCATGGCTTCCATATACTTTGTTAACGTTTGGCCATGTTGAAAATGTTTTTCTGCATCTGAGAAAGTGATAACATATAAATCAAGAAACAATGCAAATGCATTTTTTCTATCATTCATTGCATTTGCATAAATTAGTTTCCACAAACTTGCTAATCTTGGATCTAGGTCTATTGACGCTAACAAACCAGTGAAATCATCAAATCCAGATTTGATCTGTGTTTTGATTTCATCAGAAAGTTCATTTTCAACATTTTCTAAAAATGATTTTGCTTTATAAAATTTGCTATTTTCATCTGTTAACCTTTCTGATTCTTCAGTTAATACAGATTCATTTTCATCTTCAATTGTTATATCAGACATAGCAGTAAATATCCTATTTTATCAAACAGTTAAATTTCTTCTACTTCTCTTTTAGTTTGGCGATAAAGTTTTTTTAGGTTTGATAAAGTTGTAGAAAG